ACACAAAGACCGCCAGCATTCCTGAACCCCCACCTAAGTGAGGGCACAGACTAGTGCAAGAACCAGAATAGTGTTAAGGGATCTTATCCTTGTCACTTTCTGGCTGGGAGCGCCGACATACCCTGAACAAAAGCCATTTCAGGCAAACCACCAGAACAACAAAAGTAAGGATGAAACCGACTATTCCAATGATCCATCTGGTGACACTAAATCCAAAGAGTGAGGACAGCCAGTTTCCAATGCCAGTCCCTATATGGATCCCTGCTGTTTTTGAATCTGAATGTTCGAAGTTAGATGCAGAGTCATCTGTCAATTTCTTGAAGTCCCCCCCGATTAGCAGAGCACCAGTGACCTGCAAGTGCTCCTTGGAACCTGAGCAGACCAAAACACAAGTTTCATCCACGTTTGGAGTGCTAAACCTTAGGGAGCACTCCAAGTCATTCACCCCCTTCTCTAGCTTTAATCTACAGCTGCTGCTTGGGCATTCTAGGGAGGACTCTCCAGCTTTATCAGCGTGGATTTTCAGGTTGGCAGTAGCCCCATGTGAACAGCCTACACAGCCCTTGAGTGACACTAATGTGCCCCTGCATATGTTTCCATCCACATGTATCTTGAAGTTTTTGAGTGACATGTCAACTCTTAGTTCCCCCTCCACAACATTAGTGCTGCCAACTGCTAGAAGGACAGGTTCTGAGCCTTTGAAGCTGACCAAGAAATCTCCCACTCTTTGGGGTAGTGGTTTTAGGGTTTCCATTCCATTAAATGAGACAAGATTGGAGCGGCAGGACACATCATCAACTCTGGGATTCACTGTGATGCTATTTTGGTCCACTATACACCCTGAAGAGCTGCTCAGTATGGCTGAATTCTGGTCTTTGCATTTAGGGTGGCTACCTTGGTTTTCAAAGAGGAAATCATTGGGCTTACCAGAGGCCTTTATCTCTGACACAATTGGAGGGAGCGAGAGACCTGCAAATAGGTTTCTGTCAGTCCTATAGCTAAAACTGACTTTTCCTATTGTCTTTGTTTCTCCATCTTTAAGAGTGACCCCAGATGTTCGATCATCTACAGAGACTCTTGCACGGGTATTTAAAAACCAGGCAGACGTTTTAAACACCTTGTAAACTCTGGCATCCTTGTTGGTTACATATCTCTGCAAGAAAATACAGCTTGGTGCTGCGTTGAAACACCCACAAGCTGCTCCTCCACAGCCATCATAACAGTCCAGCCAGTTGGGGTGAGAATGCAACCCACTAGCCCCTAGCTCCTGCACAAATGAGCTCTTATCAACTCCGGAGCAACCAGAGCTGCATGTGCCTGCCCACCTGCACCTCCTGACAGACTTGCAGTTGGCCTGCCCAGTGAATGTGTAATAAGCATCTAGCAGGTCGGCCCTCCCCACAATGTCCTCCATAACAATTTTTAAGGGTTTTGAGATCACCCCACCTGGCCCCTTGATGCTAATGCAGATGGTTTTTCCCGCCCTGAGATTTTTGAGAACCACAATCTCTTTTGTGGTGCACATGTAGTGGGATGCTCTTGTGGCATCACACACCACAGATGTCTCTGAAATTAGGTGGGTTTCATCACAGGCCAAGGTTGCACCTACCACAGTGAGAAGCATCAATGCGAAAACAACAATTCTAGGCATTTTCTTTGGTTTGTCAACTCTCTTGACGTCAGCAGTGATGTCCGGTTCTGCATCTCCCTCTTCTATAGCCTGCAGCAGTCTGGTGTATGTCCTCCTTGTCCTCCTTCTGCCTAAGCGTCCTAGACATTTTGAAACTTTCCATACTAGCATCAGGGGAGAGGTCAGTAACTGAGCTAGCATTAGTAGCATCTGGAGTGCAAACTTGCTTAGAGACAGGACAAAATACAAGGCCCCTGCCATAATGCACAATAACAACCATTTTCCATACGGATAACATTGTGGGTTGCTCAGCATGTCCGTGCAGAAGATGCAATTTATTTGGTCACATCCTGATCTAACCCCACAGTCTGCAGATAGGCTGAATGCCTCTCCAGCCATGGTTAGCCCTTGGGCCACTGCTTGTGCTCCACCCCTAGGCATTTGGTTTCCAAATGGGATGCTCCATACCTTGCCGCCAACTCCTTGCCGGGAGGAGCAGGATCCTTCTATACAGACCGTGATTTCTTTGAGCTCATCTTTTATTGAGTGGAACGATATGCCCTCACTTGTACATGTGAGAGAACAAGTAGAACACTTTCTAGGCAAGAGAGGATTTCCTAGTAGTTCTTCTACCACAAAAAATTCTTGAACCCCCACCACAAATGGGATCAGCCATGATTCACCTACAAGGACCTTGGCCATGCCGAAAGTGGGAAGGTGCTGGCAATGACATGCCTTGTCGTGTGTACATCCTTGCTCATGACAAAAGAGGTCGTCTCCTTGGCAAGTCTCCTTCGTGCAATTCTGCCTGCAAGGGTTTATATGATCCAGGTGGTGTAGGGAAATGTTTTTGCAATAATATGCCCAGCTCAGCCTTGGATCTTGCATCCACACTACATTGAGAGTGGGGGCGACAAATGTCAGTCCACCCTCTGGGCCTTGGAAGAAAGCGTAATGCATCTGTTTCCAGGAGCCCGGGTATTTTCTCTCACAGTGATTGATTACAGATCCATCAATAGTGCAAACACCAGGGTTGGCAGCTGATCTCTCACTTATGACATAGTCTTTCTGGGTCTCTGAGAGGACCGTGCCTGGCTGAGACCTCTGTACTCCGAGGGCTCTCACATTGTGAGGGTCTAATGAGAAAGCCTTTGCATTGCAGTGTCCAGTTTTTCCCACTCCCTTCTGCTTAGCGGCACAGTCTATCCTCATGGGCCCTTCTATAGTCATGAAATAGCAAAGCTTAGCTTTATGGCAGCCAGGAGGAACTGGTAGCCTTTCTGCAACCTCACTGTAGAGATAAAATTTAGTGTCAAACCAACCTAAGAAGAATCCATCTATGATGTCCGGGTGAAACAGGGTGACTCCCCTTGTGTGCTCATTCCCTCTCCATCCCTGGCTAGAAGGTAATAGGAAATCTACAGCCTTTTCTTCAACACTGTGATCTTGAGCTATGATAAGTCGCCAGTGATGGCCAAGGCTCATCAAGCAAAGCTTGACTGAGTAGCTGAACCCCTCTGTGCTTGACAAGTTCACAGAGTTCTTGATGTACTCTTCATTTTTTCCCTCTTTTATCCAGTCTCTGTCGCAGGGTAGGTCTCCCCCATGGGCCGCAACTATCAGGGCAAGTGCCAAGAGTCTCAAAGTTGGGAACATCTCTGCTAGTAGCTGGCGTCTTTGTGT